AAAGCAATTTGAGCTGCGTAGGCAGTCTCGCGATTGCGAGAGCCCATTGCTTTGATTAATTCGACCTGCTCATCGGTTCTTTTTAATGTAATTTTCATTTTGTAAATAATTCCTTTCGTGTTAATTATTATGCAACATCCAATGAAGCAGTCGTGTCGAGAGCCACCAACGCATATTGCGCAGTACCTGTTCCTGCGAAAATGTCAGATTGACCATTCTGCGACGTTCTATTTCCTGTTGCCAAAATATGGCCGACAAGAGCTGCGTCAAGATCAACTAAACGTTCGCGGTTATAACCTGTTAATTTGCCCGCATTTGCAGAAATACCAACTACGTTACCGGGAACGAAATTGCTATCTTTTTCATATGCGTTTTCATCAAAAGTGAACAAGCCCTTCGTAGCAACAGGGCAAGCCTGACCGCTAAGAACTGCTTGAAGTTCATCTTTCTTGATTGGGTTATAAAGGAGTTTTTCTCCATTCTCGTCATTCTTCAATGTTTGATTGAGAGTGACGCCTAATACCGGAGCTCCAGTAGTTGCAGGTTGGAATCGTAAAGGTACAGTTGGGTACTTGTCAGCGCCCAAGAACGGATAATCAGTTTTGCCCAAGTAATCACTGCCGATAAGATCGAAAGTATCTTGATTCAGATTACCGCTCAATACCTTTACCATCACTCCCGCACTACCATTGCCATTGGTCGTTGGGTTATCATCAACTATTTGGTTTGCAAACAGATTGATGACATCCGTTTCGTTATATTGCCTAAATGGGTATAATCTAAGTGCCATAATGTTTTAATATTTTAGTAGGTTATTGAAATATTTTCGGTATTAAAAGCCCGTCTGAATTGATCCGACAAGGACTCTTCCGTGGAAGAAGCTTCGTTATTATTAGCGATGCTTGAATGTGGAACTTCAACGTTTTCCACAACTTCCTCTACAGTTTCTTCAGTCTCAAAAGAAGCCTCAGTAGCGATTGCAACTCCCTCTTGCGAAGTAGTAGCTAAACGCTTTTCAAGCTCTTCCTGAACCTTAGCCTCAAATTGTTTTTCTTGCTCAACTTTAAAAGCTTTACTTTTATGCTGAAGAAGGGAAGACAATTTGCCCTGATAGCTTTCAAAAGCATCATCAGAAGCTTCAAGAGTCTTCACTTCATTCGCCAAAACCGTACGGTCTTGATCAGAAAGGTCGTAAAGCTCATCGATTACTTCCATGCGACTATTGAATAGCTGTTCTGCCGCAGCAGCGCTGATGGAAGTTTCTAATGAGTTAATTTTTTCATTAGCCTCTTCCAACTTCTTATGAAGATCTTCAATCGAAGCTTTAGCCTCTTCTGCGTCTTTCGTAGCTTGAACCTTTTCGGCTTCAATAGCTTCTCTTTCAGCGGTAAACTGTGCATCTTTCTCACGAATCTTTTCGATAACATGAGAAGCTACATTGGCTACAGCTTCTTGAGTGAATTCAGCATTGTCCGCTAACTTCGAATCGAGAACCTTCTCGAACTCGGTTTTGAACTCTGTAATATCCATAGTATTAGTATTTTTTACATTATTAATTTCACTTTGGGAAATTTTTAAAATATTATTTTTAAAATTCTTTTCACTTTCTGCATCGACACGTTTATCGTTTATATCTAAATCAATGTTCTTCTGAACGATTAGTCCACTGACTTCTGCCGCAGGATTGGTTGTAAATCCAATTCCCAATGGAAATACATCTCCCACTACAAGCCTATAAATAGGAGTACCATCGTTTAATGCACCAGATCCTTCAAATGCTTTCAAAAAGTGTTTCATTTCACTTATATGATTAGGATCAGTAATAATTTCAGCGTCTTTAAGATCTTGAGATCCTACCGCTAAAACATAATCATTAAATCCAAGCTCCCAACTAGCAGAAATTTTATTAAAATAAGAACTATCTTCTTCGCTGGATTGAAGAAGAACATCTGCGAAATCTTTATTTACAGTTTTATATACAACTGCTGCTAAAGAAATATAGTAAGGATCTTTATTACCTAGGGCAGCTCCATTACCTATAATTTTATCATTATTAAGGTCTGTGAAACCGGCGTTTACAATATGACCCACAACTTTTTGTTTTTTGTGTTCAATATTTGTGGGTTTATTAACGAAGTAATCTATAAGGTCTACAGCCGTTTCAGAATTGATTCCGTCCCCATTTCTATTGAACTTATTTACTACTGCAGCATTAAAAGCAGCTCCCACTAAATCAATATTTCTTTCCAAATCAATAGACTTAGGGATAAGGGGTCGTAAATTTTCTAGGGACGCTTGACTAATGTTCAGCTCGTTTTCAAGGTCATTTGTCGCATGAACAGTAAAATCGTATCGAGTTTTGTATTTAAAATTAGTCGACATATTCGTATAAAGTTACACAAAATTATTTATTCAGAGAATTTTTTCTGCTATGATGCAAAATAGCTGCGGCATAATCATCTAACTCATGTTCTGCGCTGATTTTTAATATCGGCTCCATGGGTTGTAATTTTATTAATTCTTGAGGGTCTGCAATACATGCTTTACCAGTTGAAAGCCAATCGTTCTTATCTTTAGAAACCACTACAGATTCGCACACTCTTTCTAGCATTTCTTTTTGATTTTTATTTAAACGTTTCTTCTTAAATACCTTTTTAGCTTCCGTAGCTAATGAGTTATACAAATCATTAGTCTTATCTGCAGTTTCTTTAATTGCGGTAACAGAATAACATTCTTTTGCTAAAGTTTTAGATCCTAATGGCCTTCCCGGATTAGAAGCGCTACGAGCTCTATTATTAGTTTCTTGTGGCTTATTCAAAATTTCAGCACCTTTGGGGTGCTTCATTTCTTCTACTTCCATATCCTCTTCAAGTGTCATCGGCATAGGTTGACCTCCTACGATTGGATTATAATAACCTTTTTGACGCTCTTCTACAAATTTTTCTTGAGCAGCCTCTAACTCCTTAGCTTTAGGAAATACTCCTGTTTCAATAACTTTAATTCCTTCTTCTGGAGGAAGAATTCCTAACTCCATCATACGAGTAATTGTACGTTGCACTTGTGTTTGATCTTGAAGGTCAATAGTTTCAAATTTAGCCACGGGAGCATTTTTAAAACCATAATTTTTACAAAGCTGTTTGATTTCAGGTTGTAAGAAAGTATTTAGAAATGCATCTCTCGATTCTTTAAGTCTCTGCAAAAACATTTGAGCTTTGATTTCGGTGCTAGCAAATTTTTCTTGACTTAAAATTATGTTCTGAAGGCCTTCTTTAATATCTTGATTAACTACTTCGTATTTAGCTGGGCCAATTACCTTTTGAATATCTGGAATAATAAATTCTGCTTTAGTCGTATAGTCGCTAACAAGAATGCGTCCGACGCTTTGATTTTGGAAAAGTGATTGCATTGCTCGAATATTACGAGGGTTTACGCCTCCTTTATCTGGAGTAGTTCCCATGGTAATCATTAACACTACATTTTCTATAGTGCGGCAAATAGATTGATCAATCTTTTTCATTTCCATTTTAAATTCTATATCGTCTAAAACTGGAAAACCAAAAGGTACAGCAAAGGGCTCATAGTCTTGCTTTTTATAAAAAGCATATCTTAATTTTTCAGGATCTAATTCTACTTTTAAACCATTTAAAGCCCATGAATCTTTCGCAATTTTTAATTTTATATCAGGATCAAGAGATTCATACAATTCTCGATCTTCATCTGTTTTAGGGTTTTTGAGGCGTTCTGCTTCGTATTCACTTAATACTTTTGCATATAATCCTATATCAAAAGATGTAGCTCTTTTAGCCACAATATCAAAAGGGTTCAATAAGATATACCGAACAGGGAGTTTATTTGTTTTTAATGTTAGCCCAAAATTTCTAACTTTTGCAAAATCTTCTACATTAATTTTACCTTCAATAGTATATAAAAATACATTTCCACTCCTATAAAACTCTCTAAAAAATTGATCTTTTAAATTCCAAATTTTAATCTTTTTAAGCCATGCATTCACAAATGAGCGTGACTTAGCACTACCTCCTTCTAGATATAATGTAGAATTGGCGAAATCCGCCATCATATCTACAGCATTTCTAAAAACAGCAATATTAGCATAAGCTTTCTGGGTTAACTCTATGGCATCTCGGACATTGACCCCATCTAATCCATATTCATAAGGAAGCATTCCTGCCCGAATATTATTATATTTAAAAAGTTTTGGGGCTATAGCAATATTATTGCGACGCGTAGTGGTGCTATTACTTGGACCTCCAGCGCGAGCGTAACCTTTTGATTCATAATTATAAAATGATTCTCCTATCAACTCTGGTTGATAGCTAGCGTTACTTGTATGCGATAAACCTAAAGGATCTTGAAAACCTTGTTCATTCCTTTCTTTCAGTTTATTCCAATAATCCGATCTTTTCGTATATTTGCGTTTTTCAGCCATGTTAAAATAAATTACACTTAAAGTTTTGAAAGTGACTTTTAAAGTTACTTACTTTACATTATAAACTCAGGAACGAATGTTTCTATAACATCTTCTTGTTGCACATTTAAAGAATCAAAGTGTACTTTAGCCATCCAATTAGCTAAAACTAAAGCTGAATAAGAATCCTTCCGTGCTTTATCCGGGCCAGTTTGTCGACGTAAATTAGAGGGTAAATCAAATGTTTGAGTCCCTTGTGAAGTCGTAGTTATTTGAATAAGAGCACATTCGTTTTTAGTTAAATCAATCATATCTGACTGATGCTCAATGAAATCGATCATTTTTGCTCCAGCGGTTTGTTTACTCTCTTCGCTTGTACGTAGGAATTTTAAATCTTGAATAGGAATGCTTTTATTTTTTTGCCTCGTATAAGCATCATCTATAGCCCTACTTGCAAAATAAATACGCCTATGGTCAAAATTAGCTTGCAGTAATTCGTTAGCTTGACGAATCCAATTACTTGTAGGTTTACGTAAAA